GCGGCCAGTCGCCGCGCTCGGAGAGCATCTCGTACGCGCGCACCATGATGACGGGGTCGCGGTGCTTCACCGAGATCTTATCATAGTAGATGCAAATTCAAAAGTACAATAAATAGTAGATTTACCATAAGCATCAGCTGTCTGAATTAATCTATCCATTTCATGTTCGTTGAATGCAGTCTGTTTTGTCTTATTTACTTCTTTAATATCTTTTACAGCAGCCTTTAAAGATTTAGCAATCTCACGATAAACAGCTTCATCTAAACCTTCAAGAACCAAACTATAATAATCATTAAGAGTAAAACGACCATCTAACATCTCTTCCCATTCAACTCTAGCAGCTCCACCGTATGCGCTAGTTGGTACTTCTAATGAGTAACCATCTAATTTGAATGTTTCGTATCTACCAGCTAAACCAACTTTTGTTACGAACTGTTTAGCACGTTTCTTAGATGCTTCACTAATATTTACTTTAAATACTGGTTTTGTACCTTGAGCATAAGTTTTAACGTCAGCAAACTGACCATAACTTTGCATAACTTTAACAGGTAATACCTCTGTTAAACCAACTTCAAGTAAAGTATAAATTAAATTCTGATTTTCGCGGAATGCCTGAGGTGTAGCACCTAATTCATTTAATTCATTAATAAATGTTTTATTTAATGCTTCCGCAGAAAGCTTCTGGTCTCCGAAAGAATAAGTTGCAGAAGGATTTAAAGAAGCTTTAGCATTGGCTCTAGCCAATTCGATTAAACTATTTCTATCTAATGCCATTTCTATTTCCTCCTATTATTTAATTCTCATAAGCTTAACGCCTGGTTGACCGTCAGCCATTGTATAAACTTTTGCAACTTGGAATGTAGGAACGCCTTCATTTTCAGCTTTCTCTAACCATCCGTCTGCACCAACAGATACAATATCACCTTCAACAAGGTCAATACCTGCAACTTCCGCAACGTCAGAAGCAGCTGCTCCACCAAAAGCGTTAGTTGTATAAATGTCACCTAATACAGTAGAAATTAATCTAGGAACAATTTCTCCATCTGTATAGTTACCTGCAATCATAGCGAAATCTTTGTGATGTTGTTTTCTTTCATCATAAAGTTTTTCTTCATTATAAATAAGCATCCACTCGCCAGCTCCAGTAAGATTTACCTTACCTGTGGCATAGTCATATTTAGCAAATCTACCATTTTCAATAACAGTACCCATAGTTGCTGTATCAACTGGCAACTGAGCTAAAATCTGTCCTGTTACAATACCTGAAAGATGGTTAGGTTCTACTTGAGCGAAACCTTTTCTACTAATTGTAGCCATATTTCTATATCCTCCTGTATATTGTTAAAATTTTAAATTTTCTTCAACTTCGCGAACTGCCTTAATCCAATCTGGAACGCCAGCCGCATTATCAGCCAAACTATAAGTAAGAACTTCTGCATTCTCACTAGAAGTTTCAGTCTGAGATTGCTCTGCAGCCAATTTCTTCTTTGTATAAATAATTGAAAGTTTTGCTTCAATATCATCTAATGAATAATTAGATTTATTAGCAATAACATCTTTTTTATCTTCATCACTTAACATACAGAAACGACCAATTAAAGCATCTTTTTCTTTATCTTCAATGTCAGCTTTGAAAGCTTTTAAAGCCTGATAATCTTTTTCCATAGCAGTATATTTTGCATTTAATTCATTATACTGTTGCTCAAGAAGTTCATATTTTTTCTTATCTTCTTTGTCATCTTCTTCTTTCTTTTCATCAGAATTAGATTCTTCATTAGATTTTTTATCAGCGTCTTTATCTTCTTCCTTATTTTCTTTAGCAAATTCAGTCGCGGCTTCCGCACCTTCAGTATTTTCAACTGGAGTCACAGGAGCTTCTCCTTCATTACTATTTTCAGAAGTTTCTCCCTCTGTACCATTTTGATTTTCTGCCGTATTCTCTAAATTAACTTTGTCCTCAACGGCAGAATTTTCTTCAGCTACAGGAGTAACATCTTTATTTTCCATGTTCTGTCCTCCTTCTAACGCAAAACGCAAATCTTGCATCATAGTATATAAAGTCTTTTTAAAGTCATCATCTACTTTGGTAAAAGATAGACTAACCTCTGGCGCTTTAACTGAAGAACCTTCAAAACAAGGTTCAACATCTTCACCTAAAACACACAACTTTGAAAAAATTGCGTCATTTATTATGAAAAAATCCATATGAGTTTTATAATTNNACTGTCCTTGTACGCTATCTTTATCTAATTCCATTGAATGAGGTTTACCTTCACCCTCAACAATAGACTGACACTCTTCAAACTGACCTGTCCAAAGATATCCAGTAGTCATTAAATATTCTCTTACTATACTATTTCCAAACCCATCTTCATCTTCAAATTTTTGAAACCAAACTTTAGCATCTGGAGCAACAAATCCATAAGGAACCGTCATACATTCAAAATGAACCCCTTCATCATCAAATATAATTCTTTCTCCATGGTCTGCAAAATCTTGTTTCTCTTCTTTATAGTAACCAACAATAGGAGCTCCTCTAAGAGTTTTTGCCATTTCAGTTGCAACCTCTTTTGAGATAAATGTATGGTTACGATTTTCTCCAAGATATAATACTTTAATTTCACAACTGGACATTAAAGGATTAATGTCCAAAGGCTGTAAATTAATAAATTCCGGAGAATCAATAGTAGCAATAGACTGATGCATTTGTTTCTCCTTTCAAACTAATTCATAGATTCTCTATTAGCTATAGTTTTATCAGATTTCTCAGAGTCTTCTTTTTCAGTTCTGCCCACTTTTTTTTCTTCTCCATTAGATTCTTTATTTTTACTTAAAATATCTGAGTTCATTGTACTAGACATTAAAGGTGGAATAAAGACATTTACTAAATCAAGAATATCATTTTCAAAATAAGCATTTGCTAAAATTGAACTTTGAGATTGACCAAGAGCAATTTGCGGAAGCATTTTTGAATAGCCCATTTGCGTTTGCTCTTTATATAACTTAGCCATATCTTTATAATTATAAATTGTTGTTGTTAATATCTGCGCTCTATAATAAATCTTCTTAGGAGATTTATTAAAAGGAGCTAATAAATCATTTAAAAATGATTCAAATTGAACAATAAGATTATACATTGCGGCTTCATCATTCATAATTGATTTTTCAAGAGCAATGTTACCATCTGTATTAAATAAATTTTGTGCAGTACCAGATTCATTATACACAGTACGTTCAACTTTAGTTAATTCATCAACTGTAGTTGTTGTATTTTTATCTGCCATATCCGCAACATCAACTTCTGCAAATGTTGTTAATACATCTACACCAATTGCTTTACCTAACATTTTAACTGCATTATTATGTAAAGCTTGAGCTTCATCTATGTCAAAAACTAAATCACCATTTTTATCCAATGGCATCTTTTGAATAATAATCTTCAAAAGTTTTTGAGCCATTTTTTTTCTGTCCAAATCTTGCGCGGCATCCAGGTCAATAATAGCCGGAATTACAGAAATAAAAGCTGGATAGTCTTCTCCATTAAGATTAAATTTAATAACACTATTAGTGTCTAATAGATACCATCCTGATGTATCACCTGGAAAGTCTGGGGCTAAACGACCTTCTTTATAAGCAATATATCCTTTTTTAAATTCTGCGGGAAATAAATTTAACATTTTCATCTTTTGAATAGAGTCCTTAAACATGTCATCAAAATATCTCATATTAAATTCTACCGCAGGACGTTGCCCATTTACCATAAATCTTGAACGACAATATTCTATTGGCAACTCTTGTACAACCATTCTATTATTTTGTGGTATTAAATAACCATAATAACAACCATTGCGTAAAACCTTTAATGCGACTTCCCCAAAATAACGTTTTACTTCAAAATTATCTAAATAAAGTAAAGCTTTATTAAAGCCATCTAAGATTTTTTCATCTTTAATATTATCATTATTTACATATGGGGTAATCATCCAATCATATCTGTATAAATACGCCATATAACGACATAAACGAGAATAAATACCGCTGGTTTTATAAAAGAAATTTGAAACCTCTTTCATGGTTTGTAAATCTCCAGTATGCATAGCTCTTAAGATAGTTTGTTTATCTGACAATCTAGGATTAATTTTTTTATAGTCACCTAAATTATAAACCGCATCTTCTAAAGATTTGATTCCCACTTTAATCTTAGAAAAGTCTACACTTGGAATACCCTCTGGTGTATATACATCTGTGGTGTCTTGAGATAAGGTCATATTAAAACCCTTTTTCTTAATTTCTTCTTTTCTATTAATCAAGATAGACACCTCACCTTTCTAATTATAGTATATCATAAAATTTCGTTATTGTCAAATTTATCTAAATAAAAAATTTTTTAATAACCTGCTGCTTTCATAATATAATCATAATCAACTCGACCTTCATCCCAATAAGGAATTGCAATAAGCGTAATATTGTGATTTCTACAATATTCACGCTTTTGCATATCATTATATTGTTGCTTTCGTAAACCTTCAATTCCGCCAAATTTACTTTTAGCTTCATAATGTTGTATTCCTTGAAATTCTATTAAAAAGTCTAATTCATCATTATCATCAAAAACAGCGAAATCAAATCTCAGAGGACGTCCATTTGAACTTACTAAACCAGGAAAACTATATTCTTCTTGAAAATTTAAGCCCGCCATATTTAAAATTTCTTCAATTTTTATCTCTCCTCTTGACGCTCTCATCTTTTTGACCTCCTTTACTACACTAATATATTTTAAAAAAAACTTTTATACTTTTATCTACTTTTGTCCGACGCTAATTCATAAACATAAAATCTGCAATATTTTTTTTCTTTTTTCGTTTATTCTTATCTTCTTCTTGTTTAACATAATATAATCCATATTCAAAAGCAGAAAATTTATCTTTAGGAATACCTTTAGAACTTTGTTTTAAAATAATATTAACACCTTCATTCTCTTCTTTTAAATTTAATAATTGCTCTCTTAAAATAGTAGTTAAAGTAAAGGGTTTTAAATATTCTGCTCGTTTTTCTGAATCCATTGCCTGTCCTACTTTAGTAGACATTAATTTTGTTTTTGCTTGCATTTCATCAATTAAAAACTTAATTTTTCCACTGCTCATTTGAGTTTGAACATAAGTATGAGCTTCTGTATTAATCGGAGCATTTGCTTTAATCAAATACATAGCATCTTCTTCTACTTCTGGACCTTTTATCTTTTTATACTGCTCTAAAGCTTCTGGATAAGTTCCGCCCGATACTCCAAAAGCAGGCAATGTATCTCCTGTTTCAGGGTCTAATTGACTTTTAGTCATAAAATCTACAAAACCCGCACCTAAACCATTCGCGTCAATTGCAACTTGACGAGCTTTATATTTATAATATAATTTCTTAATTTTAATAGCCTGTTCTTCAAAATCCTCTGCTTCATAAGTATATAAATTAACAAGAGTTTTTAATGCAGAGCCTTGAATTTGTGGTGTTACTTTTATTATACTTACCTCAGTAGTACACTTAAAACGACCTACGTCGACCCCAAGTACATAATAAGCAGATTTTGAACTTCTTCCGCTGTATTCATATTCAGGCTGTAATAATACTCTATGTTTATCAAACACTTCAGAAGAGAAAAAAGCATTTTCTGAATCTCCTGACCAAAGACTTCGATATTCTCTATCAAAAGAAGAATAATTATATGTTCCTTGTA